TGTCTAAAAATATCACTGTGTCAAATATTTTTCCAAATTTTTCTTCTAGATTATCATTGCGTGCTCTATGAGCCATTGGGTCCAGTGTTTGACTGGTGATCAATTTTATCTTATAGCCCGCCTCTGTTAACAAATTAATATGATGACTGGCTCCGTCAATGGGATCCAAATATCTCATGGCAGCACTCTCGTTGAATATCTGTATCAGCAATGCACAGGCTGACTTGTCCAACCCATAGTGTTCTTCCACTTTGTAACTGCCTTCTTTTTGTTTTTGATAGCCTTGACGTTTCATCCAAGCATCAAAAGCCTGTTCCCAATGCAACAGCACTCCATCCACATCACACAGTATCAATCGTTTGCTCATATGGTCAATCCTGTGGTGCTTTGAATATAACTGCTGCCCACTTCTTTGTTGCTGGGTGATATGGTCAAAATATGCTGTGTGTTGATCCAATGTTCGTGTGAACCTGCTGTGAGTGCCCAAGGCATCATGCCCACTCCATTCTGCGTTTGTATCATGCACATGGGTTTACGCACACAAACTTCTGTGTTGTTGAATTCTGTGATCCTGGTGATCAGTTCTTCTTTGCTGACTAATTTGATTGTGAACACATCAGTGGTGTTCAAATCTTTCATAAAACTATTCATTTTTTCCTTTGTTGAAATGTGCCTTCAGTTGTTCATATCCGCCTATCAACACTCCGTTGAGTATGATTTGTGGCACTGTTCTTGCTTGTGGTATTGATTCCAACAGTTGTTCTCTGGTCCAATTCACACCTATCATTCTTTCTTCAAACACAATGCCTTTGTTTTTTAACAGTGTTTTGGCCATGTCGCAAAAAGGACAAGTGACCTTGCTCCACACTATGGTTTTGTTTGATTCTGACATGCTTGTATTATACACTATTTAACGGTGCCGTGTCAATGACGTCTTTGAATAGGATAGTTGTAGTTCACTATCACTGTGTCAAAGAATACATTATGGAATAATTTTTTGGCAGTGCGACTCCAAATGAAACAATTGGTATGCAGTTGGGATGATTGTACTGGAGTGATGTCTGTCAAAAGTTCTTGTGCATTCCGCCATACACAGTGTTGGATGGCCGTCCAACGAGTGGTGTTGGCAGACACACACACATTGTAGCCCAGTTGTGCTGTGCCTTGATGCTTTTGAATGTGCTGAGCCACATTTTCAAAACACCGTTGTTCTCTGCTGTGAGCAGTGGGTTGTGATGTGAGCCAATCCACACACTCACAATGCAGCAACAATTGTATTTCGGCCACACGTGCATCTGAAGCAGTGGGCATCCTGGTGTCGGACATCATAGTGACCTTACAGTTTGAATTTGGAGAACGTTTCTTTTTTGATGTCTTGTTTGATGCCACCCACTATGTAAGAAGTAATTTCTGTTTCTTGGGGAGCAATCTGTTCGCCTCGGCTGCTCAACCAATGTGAAGTCCAAGGCAGAGGATTTTGTGTGGCTGGAGTGTCAAATTCAGCATCATAACCCAATGCTTTCAATCTCTTGTTGGCAATGTGTTCCACATACTGTCCCAGCAATCTTTCATTCAAACCAATGATGCTGCCGTCTCTAAACAAGTGTCTTGCCCAAGCCTTCTCTTCTTCCACGCATTTTTTGAACATCTCAATCACAGTCTTGTCTTCCTGTTTGATTATTTTTAGAATGTCTTTGTCGTCACCCTTTTGCCATGCTTTGATCACGTGTGTGGTGAGATTCAAATGTGTGGCCTCATCTCTAGCGATAAGTGAAAGTATTTTGGCAGATCCTTCCATCAGTTTCAATTCTCCAAATGCAAATGTGCAGGCAAAACTCACATAGAATCTCAGTCCTTCCAACAGATTCACATTCACCATGGCCAAATACAATTGTCTTTTCAATTCTTCCACACTGCCTTTTTTGTTCACAGTGTATTGCAGTGCTAGATCACCAAACTTGTCATAGTTTTCAGTCACTGATACTGCTCTCTTAGTGATCTCTTTGTCATTCAATATGGTGTCAAATACTTCAGATGGATCAGCATACACGTTCTTCATGATGTGTGTGTAGGCTCTGCTGTGTATGGTTTCAAAGAAATCCCAAGTCACAATGCAGCCTTCCAGTTCTGGATTGGAACAATAAGGTAAGAAATTTAAACTGGGTCCTCGGCCTTGCACTGAATCCAACAGTGTTTGATATTTTAAATTTGACGTGAATATGTGTTTTTGTTCTGGACGAAAATTAGCAAAATCTGATCTATCTTTCTGCAGCGATACTTCTTCGGGTCTCCAGAAGTAACCCAGCATGGTTTGATTCAGTTTGTCAAACTGTGGATATTTGAACACATCATATCTTTGCACAGATAAATCTTCTCCAAAGAACATGGGTTCTTTGCTCCAATCCACTTCGTTTCTATTGAATATTGTTTTGCTCATTATTTTTTATTGTATGTGGAACGTTCTGGAAATATCATCCAGCATACCACATAAACTATCAGTGGTAACCAGAAAAATAATGTGCCTAGAGCAAATGCAATTCGCAATCCTATTTTGCTCAAGCCCAACTTGTGTGCCAATCCAGCACAGACTCCAGCAATAAATTTATCATCACTGCTTCTATACATATTATTATTTTTTTCCATAGTATTATATTGCACATGCATCACAGTCAGTTGTGTCTGTGGATGCTGTATTTATTTTAGCGTCTTTTTCTGGCAATGTCAAGTCCTCTGATCCATCTTTGGTATCAATGGGATCAATGCCGGAGGGCTGTAGATCTTCTTCATCACCTTTGAAGTCGTAGGTATTTTGATAATAGGAAGTTTTCCAACCATATTTGTAGGCATTCAACATGTCACCAGCCATCACACTCAGTGGCACTTCATTGTTGGCATAGTTGAGTGGATTGTAACTCCAGTTGCCTGATATGGCCTGGTCAAAATATTTCTGCATCATGGCCACAATTTTAATATATCCATCATTGCTGGGCATGTCCCACAGCAGTGTGTATGAATTTTTCAGTTTGGGAAAACCTGGTATAACCTGTTTGAGTGGTCCTTTTTTACTTTTTTTAATGCTCAACAGTGCTCGGGGTGGTTCAATACCGTTGGTGGCATTGCTCACCACAGAACTGCTTTCTGATGGCATCTGTGCTGACAGTGTGCTGTGTCTCAGTCCATGCTGTTTGATGTCTTTTCTTAATTGCTCCCAAGCCATTCTGGTTTTGTGTGGCACAATTTCGTCCACTTCTTTCTTGTAAGTGTCTATGGGCAACAGTCCATCTGCGTATTTGGTTCTGTCAAATTTTGTACATGGACCTCGTTCTTGTGCCAATTGACAGCTGGCTTTTAATAGATAGAATTGAAATGCTTCTGTGAGTTTGTCCACTGCCTCCCATGCGGCTTTGTGATGATATTTGACTTCCATGCGAGCCAGATAGTGTGCTAATCCAATATAACCTATGCCCAAAGAACGTCTGGCTTTGGTGCTGACTTCGGCAGCTTTGACCGGATACTGTTGATAGTCTATGATCTCTTCCAATGCTCTCACTGCCAGATCACACAAAGGTTCCAATTCATCCAAATCATTGATTATGCCCACATTGATGGCACTCAGTATGCACAGTGCTATTTCACCATTCACATCATCTATGTGCTGTATGGGAGTGGTGGGCAGTGTGATTTCTTGACACAAATTACTCATGCTGACTCTGTCTTTGAATGATGAATGACTGTTCACATGATCAATATTCATGATGTAGATTCTGCCTGTTTCTGCTCGTTCTTTCAATAGATCAAAGAACAACTCCTGTGCTCCAGTGGTTTTTTTAGGAATTTTTTTGTCTGCTTCATATTTTAGATACAGATCGTCAAATGTGTCTGTGCCAAATGCATCATAGAGTCCAGGCACTTCATGTGGCGAGAACAGAGTTATTTCTTCGTCATTGATGAATCTTTCATAGAACAATTTGGATATCTGTATAGAATAATCCATTCTTCGCACACGATTGTCTTCAGTGCCTTTGTTGTTTTTCAATACCAAGATGTCTTCAATCTCGGAGTGCCATATGGGGAAGTGTACAGTGGCATTGCCACCTCTCACACCGTTCTGTGTGCAACATCTCACTGTGCTTTCAAATTTCTTAAGGAACGGAATCACTCCTGTGTGCTGTACTTCACCGCCTCTGATCTTGCTGTTGATGCCTCTGATACGGCCAGCATTGATGCCGATGCCTGCTCGACGTGCCACATACAGTCCAATGGCCATGTCACTGCTGAATATGGAAGTGAGTGTGTCATCTGAGTCCACCAACACACAGCTGGCGAATTGACGTATGGGAGTTCTCACACCTGCCATCACTGGAGTAGGAATGTTAATTTTGTGTGTGGAGATAGCATCATAGTATCTTTTCACATAACTCATTCTTTTCTTTTCAGGATAATTCATAAACAATGTGGCAGCAATCATCATGTACATGTCCTGTGGAGTTTCATACAGTGCTCCTGATGAACGATCCTGCACCAGATATTTGTCCACAATCTGTCTCAGTCCTGCATAGGTAAAATCCAAATCTCTGTCTCTTCTGATCCAAGTGTTGAGTTTTTTAATTTCAGTCTTGTTGTATTTGTCCAATATGGTTTTGTCATACACTCCGGATCTAATATTTCTAATGATCAGTTTTAACAATGGTAGATATTCATAATCACCATGTGCTTGTTTGCGTAGATCATACAGCAACAATCTTGCTGCGGCATATTGATAGTTGGGATTTTCCAATGTGATCAAGTCGTTGGCTGATTTGACCAACACACTTTGTATGTCTCTGGTGCTGATACCATCATAAAATTGTATGTTGGCATTCATTTCTATCTGTGATGCTGATACTCCTGATAGACCCTCGCAGGCCTCCTCCACCACAAAGTGCATTTTATTGATGTCAAGTGGTTCCAGTTCGCCTGTTCGCTTTTTTACTTTGATTTTAGAAGAATTCATTTGAGTTTGTTCGAATTA